AAAGGTATACCCTACAAAGCCAATATTGTTCCAGGCCGAAAGCATAAAACAGCATATGCTACACCTGAAACTATTTTAATTGATGATACTGAAGACATTATCGTTAATTTTAATGCCGCTGGTGGTGTTGGTATTCTGCACAAGGATATCAATGTAACACTGGCAAAACTGAGGACTCTACTTGATTAAAATACTAAATAAAGTATATTATGAATAATGTGGATAATCTACTATACTCCGTTAATACTACGTCTATACAAAGGAAAATTATATGACTTCATTCGCAAATCTAAAGCGTAACAGCAATTCATTTGAGAAACTCTCAAAAGCGGTCGAGGCTACATCAGCCGGCACCGAAAACTCCAAAGATGACAATCGTTTCTGGCAACCAGAAGTTGACAAGGCAGGTAATGGCATGGCCATTATTCGTTTCTTGCCAGCGCCTGCTGTTGATGGCGATGATGCTCTTCCTTGGGTTCGCACATTCAGCCACGGTTTTCAAGGACCAGGCGGATGGTTTATTGATAACTGCTTGACCACTCTTAATGAGAAGTGTCCAGTTTGTGAACACAATAACACATTGTGGAACTCTGGTATTGAAGCAAACAAAGATGTTGCTCGTAAGCAAAAACGCAAGTTAAGCTATCTAGCAAACATTCTTGTGGTTTCTGACCCAAGCAATCCTTCTAATGAAGGACAAATCAAACTGTATAAGTTTGGTAAGAAAATCTTTGATAAGATTACTGAAGCAATGAATCCTGAATTTGCTGATGAAACACCAGTTAACCCATTTGATATGTGGGAAGGTGCTAACTTCAAGTTGAAGATTCGTAATGTCGAAGGCTATCGCAACTATGACAAATCAGAATTTGCTGATGTGTCTGCTCTGTTGGATGGTAACGATGAGAAGCTTGAGGAATTGTGGAAGAAACAATTCTCTCTGAAGGATTTCACAGAGAGAAAGAACTTTAAGCCTTTTGACCAATTGAAAAGTCGTTTGGACAAGGTTCTAGGTTTCACAGGCGCACCTATCGCCAAGACTAAAGCTGAAGATACTGTTGCATCATTCAAAGATGATGTGTCTGTATTAGATTCTAAGATTTCGGAAAGTGATGATGACTTGGATTATTTCAAGTCTCTTGCTGACCAAGATTAAACTAATCCCATGCAAGTGCAACCCCGCCTAGTGCGGGGTTTTTTATGCCACTCGTTGGAATAAACTTGAGAACATATCATCATATACAGATGGTAAGGCGCCTTGTGATTGGCCGCCGGCCGTTGTATTATTAACATTATTATTAGTTACATTGTTATTCACAATAGGTGCAGCTGAAGCTAAAATCATTTTTTCTTTTGAAACATCTGTTGTAGCTGCAGCTAATGTTGTTCCTGATGAAGGTGCATTTGGTGCTAAAGCAGCAGATTGATTTGGTGATGAAATGCCTGATGATGCCATTAAAGCACCTTTAACATCTAAATTTTGCATTGATTTATTTTGACCAGGTTTTTGATAAAAAGATTGTCCCGCTTTTTTATCACCAACATCTGTAGCAAGTGGAATAGCAGCCCAAGTTTTTGCGAGTGCATTTTGTGCTCCTTCATAATCACCACTTTCAGCTAATTTTAACGCTCCAGTTCCTTTTATTAAAGCCGTTCCTAATTTATCTTGTGTTTCTTCATTAAATTTATCTTCTTTAGATACAACATTCTGTTTAACCAAAGCTTTTAGTGTTTCTGGTACAATTTGATATCTACCAGCTGCGAAAATTAGTCCATTTTGTTTTCTCTTGGCTGCATCATCATTTGGTTTTGCACCTTTATCCATTATTTCACCAACAGTCATATCTGTTAATTTCTTTTGAATAATTTTTTGTGAATCACCAGAGCCTATAACTGGTCCGCCGCCTGGCGTTCCTTGATTCATCGCATTGTATCCACCAGAACTAGCAGATTCTCCTTGTGCAATCACATCCAACAAAGGATTTTTTCCTCCTGGTTTTGGATACATTCCAAAAGCTGCGCCGCCAGGACCAGTTGTTATAGGTGTTGTTGAGGATCTTGTTGGTGATGTTGTAGGAAGTTGAGGCGCTGGTGTAGGAGCAGGCGTTGATGCCACTGGTGTTTCAGTTTGCGTTTCACCATTTGGTTTGCTACTGCTAAATCTTCTCATCTCAGCTGCATCAATACTTCCATCAGCCTGGCTTTTTAATGCACCAGCATGTTGTATATCTTGTTGTTCTTTAACAACACGAGATTCTTTAATTTCGATAGCTCTTTTACCTGATGCTTCAGCCTCAGCAATTTTAGCTCGCAACTCATCTTTAGTTCTTATTTCACCTGAGGTAAAGTCGGATAGCTCTTCATCGGTTCTATCATCTTTTAGATAGGATTTCAACTCATCATTTATTAAAAAAGTTCTTCTTGCAAGTTTTGACGATTGACTACCCCTGTCTTGAGCTATACGCAAATCAGTTTTTTCTTTTGTATTAGCTTCTGAATTTTTCTTATCAATTAAATCCATTAACCATTTTGCTGCCAGTAGGCCGCCAACAATTGACAAAAATACTGGATTTGTTAGTAAAGGCAATAATACACGAAATGCGGTGCCTATACCCTTAATAACATCTAAGCCAAGGCCAAATACTTTTACTAAATTATCTGGGGAAAATAATGTTGCTAATGTTCCAGTGATTGCTGAAGCAATTGTTGCGCCAAGTGTTAATAGTGGTGCAAAAAGTGTTGATAATAATCCTAATATACCACCTTCTTTTTTTTCTTCCTTTTTATCACCAACTAGCGTAGGACTAGTTTTAAATTTTTCTTTTCCAAATTGTGATTCGTAAGATGCTTCTCTTTCTCCTGATTTTTTAAAGTACATGTCTGTACCTTTAGCTGCAGTTCCGCCTTGTAATTTAACCAGCTTCTGTATATTTTGGCGCATCACATTCATATCTCTTGCAATATCTGGCAAGACCATTGAGTTTTTAGCAGAAAGTTTGGAGTTTATTTTAACATCTTTTGTTTCACCAATAAGTACATCTAACTTTGTTTCTAAAGCATTACTAGATAATGAATCACTGCCTAAACTGGCAACTTTTCCACCAGATTTAATTGGTGTTGCACTATACGATTTAAATAATGATGGTAAAGCAGCAGCCATAAATCCTTTTTGATTAAAGAATTGCCTTGGATCCACTTTTTCAAGCGCTCGTTTACCTAAAGTGGATGCTAGTCCGCCACCCTTAGATTTTTCGGCTTTGTAAATCTCTGCTAATCTGGACTGTTTATCTGCCATTTATTTTCTCGCTTGCTGTTGAGCTTTTAATCGTTCTTTTTCTTCTTCTAAAAATTTCACTAACATATCAATGTAAACTTGTCTTTCCCAAGGTATCATATTATCCAATTCAGTCAAACTATACTTGTGATGTTGCATTAAAGCAAAGTTAGTTTGAAAGTAATTACCTAAGGTATCATAACCAAATATTATACGAAAAAATTTTGGATGCCTTCTACGACAATCTTTTCTTCATATCCACATTTACCACATTTAAAATCCAAAGGCCTTGAAATCTTTGGCATGGTAGTAAAAAACTTTTGAATTTTTTCAAGATCATCTTGTTGCATACTTTCTAAAAACTCCATCAGTTCTTCTTGTGTGGAATCTTTGGCATAGTATATTTGATCTGCATCATAAACATAATCAATGCACTTAATGATCATATCTATGACCACTTCAATGTTTTCATCTTGTAAATTCTTTGTATTGCCAATCATTTTTAAAGTTGGATACTTCATTACAATACCTAGTTTGTCACTAATTTCAATTTTATTGTTATGTTCTTCGCTTCGTGTAGGTTCAATTTCAAGAAGATGTAGATCAAATTTAACCAAACCACCACAAACTTTGTCTTCATCCTTATCATCCTTAACGATATTATTGCAGTTGTATTTTAAGTTCACAACTTCACCAACAGACCTAGCACGAAGCTGCATGAATAAGTATTCAAGGTCAAATGTTGGCAAATCATCAACATCTATATCGGTGATAATGCAGTTATTTAAAACTTGTTTGACAACATCAATAGTCTCTTTCTCATCAGCTGCTTGTGCTGCCATCAGAAATAGTTTTTGTTCTTTTACAAGAAACGGTCTATATTTTATTTTCTTACCCGATGAAATCAAAGTTGTTTCATACGTTGGCACATCAATTTTTGGTAACGCCATTTTATATCCTCATAGTATGTTAAAAAATAGTTCCTGCTAAAGGTGCAACCAAAGCATTGCTAATGGATTGCCCAGCTTTATCAAAGAATTTTGAAGCTTTAACTCCAAACAAAGCAGCAGCTGCGGCCGCAAGATCATAGCTGCCAGAATATACCACACGGTATTTTTGGTATGTAAATTGAACCGAAACACGGTGAAAACCTTCTTCGCTCCAAGATAGTGGTTGAGATGCAACTGAAATAGGAAAAGCATCCATTAATTCTATAATAAATATTTTTTTAATAAAATCATCATATTGGATGATTTGAATATTTGTCATATACCTTGTGTCTTCATCCTTTGAGTATCTTAGATTGTTTGTGTCTGTTGGCATAATTGCTTCCATCCATCGTTCAAACAATTTACGTTCATAGAATTCATTTGTACATACAAATGTTAATGTTGTTTCAGTATATTGTGTTTGATATGGTACTTTAAATCCAGGCCCATATATTTTAACATCTTGCGTCAACAATGTTTTTCCAGGCAATTCAGCCGATTCACATTGTAATGCCAGATATCTGGAAAGTGCAGGGTTTGAAGTTTTGGTTTCATCTCTGCCATTGCCTGTAATACTATTAATATCAGCTGTAATATCTGCAATGATATTATTTGGTATATTAAAAAACTTTTCCAAAGCTGATGATGAAATAAAATCACCAATATATTTTGGAATAGGAAGAATGACTTCGTATCGACTTGGTCTGGCCAGTCCATCTTTAGTTTTAATGTTTGATAGAAATAGTTGTGGTGAGAATGACATTAAAATTGTTCCTGAGATTCGGCGTAAACTTTACTTGCTGTTGCACCAACAAAACTTTCCATTGGTAATAATGCAGCTATGTCCCACTCGTCAGCAGATATTTCCATAAACCTTGATTGTATCTGACTAAAGAGATATCGTTTAATACAAGGCTGTGCTTCAAATATCTTTGAAGCGGAAGCTAAAGTGGCATAACTTAACCTTAACTTTGTAGTCTTATCAAAGTTGGTATTGTTTGCATAGTCACTCAATTTATCCAATAAAATAATTCGTTGCTTTGGGTGAATGTAATGTAGATTCAACCCTAAAAATCCGTCATTATATTGTTCTATTGGTAATACCAATGGGAACCGGTCGTAGTATGGCATCGAATCTTTTGTCTTTGGATCATAAAAGTAAAAATACATCTTGCCAATTATGGTCGAATCACGTAGACGGGTTTTATCCTGTAATAACGCTTGGCGTGTTGGCTTCAATTCAGTTACCTTAGATTTTAGCCATGCCCGTGCTTGGTTTGTTCTTGGAGTCAAACCTTGTTTTCTTAACGATTGATTTATTCTGTCTAGTAAATACGCCATGTTCTATTTATATCAAAGACCAAGTTCTTTTTCCGTGATAACTTTGAACTGCCATCCATGTTCTCTACAGAAAAGGTCTGCAGCTCGCCATTTCTCCTGATTGACCGCATATGTTGCTGCCTCTTGAATGAATCTTTTGGTCTTGCGTTTTTGCACAGGCATCTTGGTTTGAGCCAATGGTTTCACCTCTAATATATAAGTGGTGACCTTACCATCTTTTAAACGCATCTTTACAATGAAGTCTGGAAAGTATCTGTGCGTTTTGTTGTCTATGGGAGACACGTATGGTATCGTTAGCTCTTCGGATGCCCACCAAATAACATTTGGATGGTCATCAAAATACTTCATAACCCTTAATTCCCAGTTGGAACGATATATGATATTTTTTGAATTTCCATTGTACTTGGATGGGTTCTTTGGTAAAAAAGTTCCTTTATATGACATAAATAGTATCTAGGCAACCAAAAGGCATAAAATGGCACTTTTTTCACTAACAGACATAAAATTTCTTTCTTCGGATAATAGGGGATCCAACTTAACTGATTTCAGTTTAAATAATAAAAGATATCCAATAGACCTTGGCTCGACTGATAAAGGACATTATATAATGTTCTATATATTCACACAAAATAGAACTCAGGTTGGCCAAACTAGTCAAACAAACACATCACAAAACTTTCAAAATATAGCTACTGATCCTAACACAAATATTGGAGCCGAAGGACAAGATGTACAAGAAAGTGTATCAGGTACATATAGTTCCACAGTTGATGATTCAATATTAGGAAAGGTCTTTAGAGAAGAGCTCTCTCAAACTACTAAAGATGTTTTCAATACGCTTCTATCATCTACACCTGGTCCAGATCAAAATCTATTAGCAAAGGGTAATTTTTTCAGAACTATAACAAAAACAAAAGATACAATTGCTTTGTATATGCCAGATACTTTGGCTTTTGATTATCAACAATCTTATAGTAATTTGAGTGTTACTCAAGATTTAGGAAAATTAGGATTGGCTGCACAAGCTGGCGCTTCAACTTATGATGCATATAGAAAAACAGGAAGTATTTCTTCTGCGGCAAAAAATGCTGCTCCGTTTGCAGCTGAACTTGCTAGAGAGGCTGGACTTCCAGGTAGTAAAGTTTTGTTTAGTGCTTTAAGTGCTGTTACGGGTGGTGCTTTAGCTATAAATCCTCAACTAGAATTAATATATGAAGGAACAGATTTTAGAAGTTTTAGGTTTTCTTTTATGTTTTATCCAAGAAGCAAAAAAGAAGCTATAGAAATTTTAGACATTATTGATTCATTTACATTCCATCAAGCGCCAGAAATTTTATCTTCGTCTTTTGGAAGATATTTGGTTCCTCCATCAGAATTTGAAATTGAATTTCGATATAATGGAGGAATAAATCCTAACATACCAAAGGTAGCTCCTTGCGTTTTAACAAGTATAAGTGTTGACTATGCACCTAGTGGATTTGCTTCATATGAAACACTACTGAGTGCAAATAAACCAGAACGAGGTGGAACCGGCATGCCTGTTGCTATTCGTATGGATCTATCATTCAAAGAAACTCGAATTATTACTAAACAATTCTTGAAGGGTGAAAGAGAAGAAAAATACAATAGTCCATTTGGAAGCACTGGTGGCGGATCTACTGATAGTGTAAGCCAAGGAAATTCAGTAAGTTCCACTCAAATAGATTCTGCAGGTTTTACCTTAGCCTCAGATATAGACGATCTCAGCATTGGGCTTGAAAATAACGCAACAGCTGATACCGAATATGAAGAAGCTACTGATGATTTTGCATTGGGTAGTGAAAATTATACTGAAGAAGATATTGGTAACTTAGATTAAGGTTAATTAAGATGGCAAACTATTTCAATTTTTTTCCAAAAACAGCATATTATAAAAATAAAGATTCAACATCACTAGATGTTATAACTAATATTACAGCTAGATATAATTTTAGTAATGATTTGAAAAAAAACTCAGCTGCGTATTACAAATATAAAGTAAAAGATGGTGATACGCCAGAAAATTTGGCATTTAAGATTTACGGTTCTTCCGAAAAACATTG